CCAACGCCAAGCCCAGCGCAAAGCCCGCCAGCTCGCCGCCGGCATGAGGATGTTTCGGCGATGGGCCCACCCTGACGACCACGGCCCGCTGAGTGAAGCAGCCGACGACCTGGAGCGCAAGCGCGCAGAGGCAGCCACCCTGCGCGCCAAGCCAAAATCTGATCACACCTGATCAGCAAGCAGATGCCGGACGGCGAACATGATGTTCACTTAACAGCATCCATGCGCTACAATACCGGCAGCGACAAAGTGGGACAGACACACCCCACATAAAAAATAGCGGCCCATTTGTGGGGGCAGCTCGCTCCAAAATTCATCAGGCCACCCATGCGGTGGCTTTTTGTTTGGAAAATCCCGGCACCATAAACTGACTCGCTGCACCGACTGGTGATCGGTTCTGGTGGGGAGGCAACGTCGGGCGGCAGGAAACCATCCGCGGAATGGAACTTGTGCCGGACCCAGGCCAACATTGATTACTCTCCGGTGGCAACCTGGGGGCCGTCACGACACAGATACTTTTCGCCGCTGGCCCTTGTGACCAGCGGCTTTTTTTTGGAGCTCGCGCCATGGGACGACGCCACGCCGCCCAGGCGATCGACTGGGACTTGATCCAGCGCGAGTACCGCCTGGGTCAGAAGACCATGCAGCAGATCGCTGCTGAGTTTGGGATCCAGACCAGCTCTATCAGCCGCAAGGCCAAGAAAGATGGCTGGGTCCAGGACAAGGGGCCAGAGGTCGCAGCCAGGGCCAAAGCAGTCCTCCTGCTAAGCAACGAGAACAAAGCAAACGCCAAAGCAACACCGACCCAGCTGGAGATCGAGGCTGCCGCTGAGGTGCGTATCGATGTGGTCCTGGGGCACCGAAAAGGTCTATCCAGGCTGCGCACGATCAAAGACAAGCTGATCGTTCAGATCGAGCAGGCGGTCGATAATTTCTCCGATCTGCACGAGCTGATCGACAGTCTGCGCAAGGCTGGTGAGGAGGCTGATGACCGATTTGTCGAGACGATGCGCCGCGCAATCAGTCGCCCGCAACTGATTGAAGATCTGAAGAAGCTCTCGGAGATTGACGAGCGAACGCGCAAGGGCGAGCGTGAAGCGTTTGCATTGGACGATGACGCAGACAAGAGCCAAACCGCAGTCGACGACCTGCTGCGCAAGATCAACTTGGTCGGCTGATGGCGCAGATGACAGATGACCAGCGCGAAGCAGCGCTTTTGCGGGTGCGAAACGATCTTCTGGTGCATGTCGCGTTCTGCGCGAAGGTCAAAGACAAGCAAGGCAAGATAGTTCCTTTCCGCCTGAACCGGGCTCAGCTCTTTCTACACGAAGCGCTGGAGCGACAGAAGGCCGAGACGGGTATGGTGCGCGCGCTGGTGCTCAAAGGGCGCCAGCAGGGCGTGTCGACATACGTTGGCGAGCGCTTCTATCACCAGGTCACGACGTGGTCCAAGAGCGCGTTCATCGTCGCGCACGAAGACAAGGCGACGACCAACTTGTTTGAGATGGTCAAGCGCTACCAGTCGCACAACCCGCTAGCGCCGAGCACCAAGAATTCCAACGCCAAGGAGCTGATCTTTGGCGCGATCGATGCGGGCTACAAGCTGGCCACCGCCGGCACAGATGATGTGGGGCGCTCCAACACCGCGCAGCTGATACATGGCTCAGAGGTCGGTTTTTGGCGCAACATGCAAATGCACATGGCCGGCCTGGGTAACACGGTGGCCGACCTGCCTGGCACCGAGATCATTTTGGAGAGCACCGGCAACGGGATCGGCAACGGATTCCATCTGATGTGGCAAGAGGCCGAGGCGGGCCGGGGCCTGTTCATCCCGATTTTTGTGCCATGGTTTTGGCAAGACGAGTACCGCTCCGAGCTCAAGCCCGACCTGGATCTCACGCCAGAAGACGTGAGATACCAGCGGGCCTACAGCCTGGACATGCAGCAGATGCAGTGGCGAGCGAACAAGATCGCGACTTACGGCCGAGGTTTCGAGTGGCTGTTCGACCAAGAATACCCCGCCTCCAGCGCCCTGGGCTTCCAGACCGCCACGTTGAACCCGCTGATCAGTCCGCACGACGTGATGGCTGCTGTCAACAGCAATTTTCTGGACAGTGGGGCCCCCTTGATTGTGGGTTGCGACCCGGCGGGCGACGGCACCAACGAGGCCGATCGCACGGCGATTTGTTACAGGCGCGGGCGCATGGTCCCGCGCATCGAGTACCACGACGGCCTGAACACGATGCAAGTGGCCGGCAAGCTGGCCGAAATCTGGTGCGACCGAAGGCCCGATGCGATTTTCATTGACAAGGGCGGGCTGGGCGCTGGTGTAGTAGACCGACTGCTGGAGCTCAACATCCCCGTGGTGGGCATCAACAACGCAAGCCGTGCCACCGAGCATGAGGTCTACGAAAACAAGCGCGCCGAGATGTGGTGGCGGATGAAAGAGTGGTTTGAGGACCATCCTTGCCGGCTGCCAAACGACGCATCTCTGATCAGCGACATCGTCGGCCCGCAGCCGCGCGAGAGCAGCAACGGGCGAAAGCTGGTCGAGAAAAAAATTGACATGAAGGCCCGTGGTTTGCGCTCGCCCGACGGCGCTGATGCGCTCTCGCTGACATTTGCCCACCCGGTGGCGTTTCGCATCGATCCAGGCCTGATGAGCGCCTCGCGCGGCGCGCCGACATCGGCTGGCTACTGAAGGATCCCCATGAAAATTCACCGCCACTGCGCAAAGGTCTGCCCCCTGTGATGCAAGACCAGGACGATCTGGTGCTCGTGCTTTCGCCGGCTGATGCGCCCACGGCCATGAACGAAGACGGCAGCGAGCAAGCTGCGCGCGATCAGGCTGAGTACGACCAGGCGTCTGAGCAGCTGATGACGGGAGACGGTGCGCCCATTGGCAATTTCAGTGCGCTCGGCCAGGTGATGCTTGCTGAGTTTCGCCAAGCCGAGATGGACCGCCGCCCGACCGAGGAGCGCTGGCTCAAAGACCTGCGCCAGTTCAAGGGCCTGTACGACCCCGAGGTGCTGGCGCTGATCGGCCCCGACCGATCGCACGCGTTTGTGCGCAAGACGCGGGTCAAGGTCAAGACGGTTGACAGCCGGGTCATGGACCTGAAATTTCCCGCCGGCGGCAAGAGCTGGACGATCGACCCCACGCCCGAGCCGACGCTGAGCGAGGAGCAAAAGTCCGAGATTCTGAAGCTGCTCAAAGGCCAGGCCAAGCAAGCCCATCAGGTCGCCATGCAGGAGATGCAGGCACAAGCCCAAGCTCAGGCCGAGCAGTCCGGGCAGAGCGCACCGCCTGCTGAAATGCTCCCTGTGCCCGAGGTCACACCTGAGCAGATTCGACAAGCTGCGCTGGAGATGGCAAAGCAGTCGGCCAAGCGGATGACGACTGTCTGCGAAGACCAGATGGTCGAGGCCAATTTCAAGGGCATCGTCAAGCAAGCGCTGCACTCGGGCCACCTGTACGGCACCGGTATCATCAAAGGGCCGTTGGTTGAGCGCCGCGTTCGCACCCAGTACACGAAAGAGAGTGGCCGCTGGGTTCACAAGAGCATTCAGTACATCCGACCGTTTGTGGACTTCGTGCCGCTGTGGCGCTTCTACCCCGACATGTCGGCATCGCGCCTGGAGGACTGCCGCTACGCCTTTGAGTGCCACCGCATGACCCACGCGTCGATGTCGGAGCTGGCCAGTCGAAAGAGCTTTCGCCGTGACGTGATCACCGCCTACCTGCTGTCCAACCCGAATGGCCAGGTCATGCTCAGCCAGGTCGACACCGAGCTGAAAAGCATGGGCGAGCGCAGCTCTAAGCAAGCCGATCCGAGTGGCATGTTTGACGTGCTGGAGCGCTGGGGCTACCTCACTGGCCCGCAGCTGCGCGAGGCCGGCGTCAACGTGCCAGACGATCGACTGCATGAGACGTTCTTCAGCAACGTGTGGCTGCTGCCCAGTGGTGAGGTGATCAAGGCGGTGTTGCAGCCCATCAACGGCGTGGTCTGGCCGTACCACATCTACTACTACGACAAAGACGAGACATCGATCTTTGGCGAGGGCTTGGCGGCCATTTTGAGAGACGATCAGACGATGATCAACGCGGGCACCAGGATGATCTTGGACAACGCCGCGCTGACCAGTTTTCCGATGTTTGAGGTGGTGCCCACGCTTCTCTCGCCTACGGAAGACCCACGCAAAATGGGTCCGGGAAAGGTGTTCCTGCGCAACGAGCGCAACCCCACGCAGCGCGCCATCGTGCCGGTCGAGGTGCCCAACGGCATCGGGCCGCTGGCCGGCATCGTGCAGCAGTTCGAGAACAACGCCGACGAGGTGAGCGCGGTGCCGCGCTACATGAGCGGGGAGAACGCAAGCCAAGGCGCCGCCGGCACCAGCTCGGGCCTGTCGATGCTGATGGGCGCGGTCAACATCGTGATCAAGGATTTGGTGGACAACGCCGACGCGATGACCACCAGCTTTCTGGTCAGCCTGTACCGCTGGAACATGCAGTTTCACAACGATGACTCGATCAAGGGCGACTACGACCCGCGCGCCAACGGCACCGCCAGCCTGGTGGCCAAAGAGGTGCGTGCGCGCCAACTCAACGAATTCGGTGCGATGACAGCCAACCCGTTGGACGCCCCGTTCATCAAGCGCGGCCGGCTGAACCAGCTGCGCGCCGAGGCCAGCGAGCTGGTCGATGTGGTCAAGACCGACGAAGAGGTGGCCGCCGAGATTGACAACCCGATGGCCCAGGCACAGGGTGAGATGCAGCAGCGCATGCAGCAGCTGGAGCTGGCTGAGCGAGAGACAAAGGTGGCCCTGATCCAAGCCCAGACCGCCAAGCTGGGGATCGACGCGCTGCTGGTCAAGGCCAAGACGGTCGACATAAAAATCGAGTCGGTGTTTGCCGCCCTGCAGGCCGCAGGCATCGCGGTGGCCAACCCCCGTGTGGCGCCCGCTGGAGACGAGATCCTGCGAAGTGCCGACTGGCAAGACGCAACACCCGACCCATCGATCGCGCAGCTGGGCGGCCCGCCGGTGCAAAGCGAGGAGACGATGGCCATGGAAATACCTGGCACCGTTAACCCGCAGTCACCCCGCGTGGGCGCCCGAGCCGGCATTGAGACCGCTCGAATCGAGGGCATGGCGTGAACGAGCAGCAGCTGCACAGCGCGCTCACTGACTGCGTGGACCTGGTTGGTCAGTACGCTGGATCAGGGGCCAGCAAGGCGCACATGGCGCTGCTGGACATCCTGATCGAAGGCTACAGGATCGACCTGGAGACAGCCAGGCCTGAATGCGTGGCCTCCCTGCAAGCTCGGGTCAAGCAGTGTCGACAGCTTCGCGATGTGCTGGACGGCGTGCCGCACGTCGACCCCCGGATTTAGACCAACAAACAAAGCAACCAACCCCTGACCGAGCAAGCCCCTTTATCGGGGCTTTTTTGCGTCAGGACAGTCGGCCTGGCAACAGGCTTTTAGAAGCCTGAAAAAGGAAATCTCATGGCAACCGCAAAACCAATGGCTACCGCAAAAAACCAGGCCCAGATCGACGATGACGAATACTCAAAGGCGTTCATGGAGGAGCAGGCCGGACCAGCCCAGATGACCGATGACGAGGCGTTCAGCGGCATGGGCATGGGCATGGACGATGAGAGCGGCACCCCCTCGGCTGAGGCCGACAGCGCTGTTGTCGTGATCGAGGGCGACGGCGCGCCAGAGGGCGAGGCCATGCAGGAAGACGAGGCCATGGCTGGCATGCAAGAGGGCATGGACAGCATGGTCGCCCCAGCAGCCGATGAAGACGAGGAGCCGACCGACCCGAAAGAGATCCAGCAAAAGAAGAGCTGGGAGGGTCGACTGAAGGCTCGCGAGGAAAATCTGCGCATGCGCGAAGAAGCCCTTGCCGGCGCAGACATGACCGGTGCGGCTAAGTCGGCCGAGTCAGGCGAGGTGGGCGACGCGCCCGCCGAAGCGATGGACCAAGCTGGAGACGCCGTGGTCGACATGGCTGCCGCGGTCAGCGCAGGCGAGATGACAGCAGAGCAGGCCATGAAAACCCTCGAAGAGGATTTCGGCCCCGAGTTCGTGCAGATGCTCAGCGTGCTGGTCAACGACAAGGCCGCCAAGGCCATGGACACCAGGGTGGGCGAGGTCAGAAAAACGGTGGATGAGCTGATCTCAGACCTGGTCAACGACAAGGCGCGCACGCACTTCGAGACGGTTGCCGAGGCGCACCCCGACTTTGCCGAGATCAACGGCAGCGAGGCCCTGACGGCCTACCTGGCAGAGCTCCCGGAGGCCGATCGCACGGCAGCCGAACAGGTGGCCGAAAGCGGCAACGCACGCCAGATCGTGAAGATGCTTGACGCCTTCAAGGCCTGGGCAAAAGAGCAGCTTAAAGCCAAGAAGGCTGCATCCGGCGATGACATGGATATGGATATGGACATGGACATGGACATGGGTGGCGGCATCGATGAGTCGGCGGCCGATGCGGCCGAGGGCGTGCGCTCTACCGGCCTGGCCCTGCCCGGCGCCCCCGACAAGGACGACTCCTACGAGGCGGCCTGGAGCAAGTTCTAAAACCAAATTCGGGCGCCTGACAAGGGCGTCCACAAGTCTGCCAAGGGGCTCTGAAAAGACTGCCTCACAGCCGGCGTAGCGAGGTGCGCCGGACACCTATCACCTCGCACTTTGGAGCACGACATCAGTCGCGCTGACAACCCGCTCTGGGACAAGCCGCAAGGCTCCCCGGATGAGCAGGTCGGTCTGCATACGGCACGAAACGAGTCATACCGCTCCTTCTGATCGGCGCCATTTCGGCGCTTTTTACCTTTTATCAGCAGGAATTCAAAATGCCTTCAACCGCCTACGGCGATATTTCGCCTCGCACCGCCGCTTACGCCGAAAAGGAGCTGCTCACGCGCGGCTTGCCCTACCTTGTCTTGGAGAAGTTTGGCCAGGCCAAGCCGCTGCCATCGAACTCATCCAAGGTGATGAAGTTCCGCCGCTACAACTCGCTGCCTACCACCCCGGTGGCACTCGTTGAGGGCGTAACGCCAGCGAGTCGCGCCCTGGTGGTGACCGATGTGACCGCCACGCTGCAGCAGTACGGTGACCTGGTGACCATCACCGACGTGATCATGGACACGCACGAAGATCCAGTTTTGCAAGAGGCCGTCGAGGTGCTTGGCGAGCAGGCCGCCCAGATGATCGAGAAAATGCGATTTGGCGTGCTGAAAGCGGGCACCAACGTGCAGTACGCCAACGGTGCCTCACGCACTGCGGTCAACACCGTGATCACCGTGGCGCTGCAACGGCGCTGCGTGCGCTCGCTGAAGCGCCAGAGCGGCCGCCCGATCACCTCGATCGTGCGCTCCACCCCGTCGTTTGGCACCGAGAACGTGGCCCCTGGCTACGTGGCGCTGATCCACCCCGACTGCGAGGCCGATGTGCGAGCACTGCCTGGCTTCACCCCTGCTGAGAAGTACGGATCGATCACGCCGTTCGAGAACGAGCTGGGCAAGCTGGACGACGTGCGCTACATGAGCTCGACCATCTTCGAGCCCTTTGGCAACGCCGGTGGCGCAGCGGGCGCGATGCTCTCGACCTCGGGCAGCAACGCCGACGTGTACCCGATTCTGTTCCTGGCCCGAGACGCCTACGGCATCGTGGCCCTGAAGGGTCAGTACGCCTGCACGCCGATGGTTGTCAACCCCAAGCCCAGCGACAGCGACCCGCTGGCCCAGCGCGGTCACGTGGCCTGGAAGTGCATGCAGACCTGCGTGATTCTGGCGGACATCTGGATGGTTCGCGCGGAAGTTGCCGCCACCGCCTAAGCCGACCACACCGTGCACAACGCGGTGACCCCATAGCCCCGAGAGCAGCAACGCCTCGGGGCTTTTTATTTGGCCCAGAGGCCTATTTTTTCGTCTGTGAGGAACACACCATGGCCAACCAACCCAGCACCGTCGGCAAGTCCACCAACTCCACCATCACCGACCTGGACAGCCAGGCGCCCACTACCCAGCAAGTTGCAGCCAGCCCCGATCTCGCCTCTGAGGAGGTCAAGGGCAGCAACTTTGACGCTGAGCTCGCCGGTGGCAAGGTCAACCTGATGATCATGGCCGGCCAAGAAGACGGCGGCAACGACGCGGTCAACATCGGGCTCAACGGCTACACCTACCAGGTGCCACGCAACGTGACCTGCTTGGTGCCCGTTGAGGTGGCCGAGATCATCCAAAACGCAGTGGTCACGCGGTATCTGCCCAACGCGCGCGGCATCCCCGAGGAGCGCGCTGCGCCGCGCTTTGCCTACACGCTGATGCCTGCCACGGCCTGATCAGCAGGGCTGACCGATGACGCTCAACGACTTCCTGCCCTACGTGCAGCCTGAGCTGCCGGGGTGTCCAATCCCGACGATCCAGGCTCGCCTGGGCTCGGTGCTTGATGCGTTTTGCCGGCAAACACTGTGCTGGACCCAGTCGCTGGAGCCCGTTCGGTTGGTTGCTGGTCAAAACGAGTACGAGGTCGAGACCGACGCGCCGGTCTATTTGCTGCTGTCCGCTGCCTGCGATGGCCAGCGGCTGGAGCTCACCAGCGAGGCTGATCTGCGCCTTGAGATCCAGGCCTGGGCGTCTCGCCAGTCGGCCCGGCCATCCAAGTGTTTTCTGCGTGCCGATGGCCTTCTGATGGTGTCCCCCACACCCAGCGAGTCGGGTGGCGTGATCACCGCTCAGGTCGCCCAAGTGCCCAAGCGGCCCGTCTCGACCATTGATGACCAGATCGCTCGCCACTACGTCGACGGCATCGCCAGTGGCGTGCTCAGCAGGCTGATGGCCATGCCCGGCCCCACCTGGTCACAGCCGTCCCTCGTGGCGTACCACGACTCGGTCTACATGAGCGCGGTCAACACCGCCATGGCCAACCAGGCGCACGGCTTTTCTATGTCCGATGTGTCCGTTCGGCCTCGGCGCTTTATCTAAGGATTCCCCATGCCCATCGCAGCCCAATCCATCATCCGGCGCACCGTCGAGACGCTGCAAGACCCGACCTCGATCCGTTGGCCTGTCAACGAGCTGGTGCGCTATCTCAACGACGGCCAGCGCGAGATCACGCTGCACCGCCCAGACTCGATGGTGACCTCGGCCACCGCGCCTTTGGTGGCTGGTGCCAAGCAGACTTTGCCTGTTGGCGGCACAAAGCTGATCGAGGTGGTGCGCAACACGGGCGGCTCCAAGCGGTCCATCCGGCTGACCAACCGAGAGATTCTGGACGCCCAGGTATCAGGCTGGTATGGCCTGCCTGGCGTGACCGAGATTCTGCACTTCATGTACGACGTGCGCGACCCGCGGACCTACTACGTGTACCCCGTGGCAGCCGCAACAGGCGCCTCGGTGGAGCTGGTGTATGCCGCCCTGCCTGTGGACATTGCCGAGCCAGCGGACAGCTCGCTCTACGGCGCCGTCGCGGGCAACATCTCGGTGCCTGACATCTACGGCAACGTGCTTCAGGACTACATCCTGTACCGCGCGTACACCAAGGACTCCGAATACGCAGGCAACGCGGCGCGCTCGCAGGCGCACTACCAGCTTTTCACCAACGCGCTAGGCATGGAGATGAGGGGCACCGTGGGCGTGGCCCCAGCCTCAATGGGTAACCCGAATTCGCCAGTCGCATCGCTCTTGGCGCCGTAAGCGTAAGAGGCCAGCATGATCCCGCAACAGTCGCCAAAGGAATCCCCATGAGTACCGTCATTGCCGTCAAGCTGCCATCTGGCAACTACGTTCCCTTGGTTGTTACCGAGGAAGGATTTGTCCCGATCAGCGTACCTGGGCGAGTTTGCCTTGGGGAGGCCCGAATCACCGTGCCCATCACCTCGATTTCGCTTACGGACGCCACGGGATCGATCGCCATCCCAGCCGGCTCCGTCACCGTAGAGATCCAAGCGGACGGCGGCGCCGTGCGAATGCGCCGCAACGGCACCAGCCCTACCGCAGCCATCGGCTACCGGCTGGAAGAGGGCATGGAGAAGATGGTGGACAGCAAGCTGACTGATGTGCGCCTAATCGCGCAAGACCAGGCCTGCTTCGTCAACGTGTCCTATTTCAATCAGGTCTGAACATGAGGCGGACCGCTCGCGACCTGCGCACCCGGTTCGCGCCGACCGTTCTACGGGCGCGACTCTTGGAAATATTTCCTCCTGAATCTCTAGGCTCAAATGGCGTCAACGTTATTTGGTTTGACCCAAGCGATTTAGGCAGCATGTTTCAAGACGTAGAAGCCACTACGCCCGTCACAGCTCCAGATCAACCTGTTGCGTTGTGGCTGGATAAAGGCAAGGGTGTTGGGCCAAATTTAATTACCAACAGCACATTCGACAATGGCGTTGACGACTGGGAAGCAAATCAGACAAGCACTATTCTTTCGCACGGTGAAGACGGAACGCTGGTGTTTACGCGTGCTATGTCAAGCGGCGCCGGTGGAGTAGTCCATTACTTTCCCACGGTCGCCGGTCGGTATTACAGACTTACTGCAACGCTCGTTTCGTCAACCAACTTTG